GCCGACCGACCCGCGCCCGACGCCGCCGATCCACATCCCGAAGCCGCCGACCACGCCGCCTCCGGACGGCGGCGACAAACCCCCGCCGGAAGGCGGCGGTTGGGGCTTCGTCGCCGAGTGGTCGCAGTGGGGCTACTTCCCCGCTCAGGACGAAGCCCAGCCGAAGTGAGCGAACACCGGCAGGTCTATCAGGACGCGGACGGCGTGCGCCGCACCCTCATCTGGAACGATGAAAATCCCGATGAGGTGACGGTCCACGCCGAACAGAACCTCGACGAGATCCTGCCGGGGATCGACCGCGACCGCGTGCTTTTGAACCAGCGCGGGCCGAACAGGCATCTGGCCCGCGTTCCCGCCGTCCACGCTGACCGCATCCTCAGGATGGACGACGACGAGCTGAAGGCTTGGCTCAATTCGAGCGAGGCGCAGGCCTATCGCATCTGGCGGGGGCGGGTGTGATCGACCGCGACATTTTCTTCTCGACCGTCCGCGCCTCGCTGTTCGGCGGCAAGCTCGCCCAGTCGCAAGTCGACGGCATGAACTATCTGCTCGACGTCTGGGAGGCGCTGTTCGAAAAGCCCAACCCGCGCGACGGCAACAAGTGGCTCTCGTATTGCATGGCGACCGTCTACCACGAGACGGGCAAGAAGATGGTCCCGGTCGCCGAGAACGGCGGCAAGCCATACGGCAATCCGCCCGCGAAATATTGGTCCCCGACCGGCCCTTATAATCAGATCTATTATGGGCGCGGCCACGTGCAGCTGACGTGGGACACGAACTACCAGAAGGGGCAGGACCAGCTCAAAAAGAACTACGGCCTCGACGTCCCGATCTACCAGCACCCCGACAAGATGCTCAATGATCAGCCGTCGGCGCTGGTGCTGTACGACGGCATGACCATCGGCTGGTTCACCGGCGTCGGCCTGCCGAAATACTTCAACGCGACCGTCGAGGACCCGGTCAACGCGCGCCGCGTCGTCAACGGGACGGACCAAGCCCAGAAAATCGCGGGCTACTATCAGAAGTTCAAGGCGGCGATTGTCACCGCGCCCCCGCCGCCCGCGCCTGAGCCGCAGCCCGACACGCCCTCCGTCTCGATAGTCACGACCGGCAAGGTCAGGGTGATCGTCAACGGCGTGGAGGTCGCATGACCCTGCCCGTCATCAAGGCGGATCTGGGCGGGAGCCCGGTCGAACTGCCATGGGGGCCGGTCGGCGTCATCGTCTCGGCGATTGTCCTCGGCTTTCTGTTCCTCACCGGCTTCTCCGCCTTCATCGCGTGGCGCAAGGGCGAGAGCTATCAGGCGCCCGCCCGCGACTTCATCGCGCTGGTCATCTGCGTCGGGTTCTTCGCCGTCGTCGCCTACACCTTCCTCGGCAAGCTCAACGAGGGCGGCGACATCCTGCTCGGGGCGCTCATCGCCGCCTTCTCCGCCGTCGTCACCCTCTACTTCCGCACCAAGGACGGGTCGAAGGAATGAGCGGCTGGGACCAGACCCTGTTCGGCAACCTGCCGCAGCCCTATCCCCAGATCGACTGGGACGCGCCGCCGCAGCCGACGTTCCCGGCGAACCCCGCCGACCCGCGCTATTCGATGCTCGCCCGCATCGGTTCGGCCTTGGGGATCGAGGCTTCCCGCCTCGGGCAGGGCGTGTGGAGCGCCGCGACGCTGCCCGGCGACATCGCCACCGGCAAAACCTCGATGGCGGATCCCGAGGCCCAGCAGCGCGCGATGGATCTGGCCTCATACGTCACCATGGCGCCCGGCGCGTCGGCGCCCGAGGGCGCGCTCACCGCAGGCGCGGCGAGGCGGGTCAAAGCCCCCGCGACGATCACCCGGGCGAACCCGACGCCCTCCGACATTCAGGCGATCCTCGACAGCGTCGCCGTCACCAAGAGCGCGGCGTGGCCGACCGCGCAGAACCCGGTGTTCGACGTCAGCCCCGAGGCGCTCGCCCGCAACAATCAGGTGGTGCCCCAGACCTCCTATCGCGCCGACCTGCCAGCTCCGTGGCCCGACACGAAGCAGCTCCCTCTCGGCGGCCGGGCGCAGCAGATCGTCGATGCGCGCTCTCAGATTGCCGACCGGATTGCGGGCGACCTTGGGCCGCAGCTCGCCGACCCCACCAGCCAGATGAGCAGGCTGTCGCATTTCTATTCGACCTCGCCGGTCCTCGAGCAGCTCATCAGGCAGGGCGCTCTCGACCCCGACGAGGCGATGCAGTTCATTCGCGACTGGGCCGGTCAAGGCGCGGCCACGAGCCCGCGCACCGCCACGCCGCAGAACATGCGCAACTCAAGCTATCTGCTCTGGCGGCGCGCTTCTGGCGATCCGCTGGACCGGGCGGCGTGGGAGCAGGAGGGCAATCTCCCCGGCTTCCCAATGATGGGCATGCACGTCGATCTCGGCGACCAGTTCGCCAAGGGGACCGAGAACATCAACACCAACCCGAAGCCCACCATGTTTCGCGAGGGTTGGTCGGGCAATCAGGCCGACGTCACGGCGGACACCCACAACATCCGCGCCACGCTCTACAACTACGACCAGCTCAACCCCGGCCAGCTGCATCCCTCTTGGTTCACCAAGCCCGGCTATCGCGACTATGTGGCGCAGGGCGGCTTCCAGCCCGGCCAGCCGCTCGACGTCGGCGCGATCAAGGACACGCTCGCCCAGAACGACGTCCCGTCGTCAACCGCAATCGGGTGAACCCAATGATCGGCCTCCTCATCACCCTGATCGTCTACGCCCTCGTTCTCGGCCTGCTCTATTGGCTGGTCGACTATCTGCTCGGCGTGTTCCCGCTGCCCGATCCGATCCCGCGCATCATTCGCGCCGCCATGATCGTGATCATCGTCCTCATCCTGATCGGCCTTCTGCTCGGGTTCACCGGAGCCGGGACGGGCCTGCCGAGGTGGAGGTGGGGTTGAGAAACGTGCTGTTCGAAAACCTGCCGCCGCTCAAGCGCAAGAGCCGGTTCTCCGAGGATCCGGACGATTACGACGACGACGACCGGCTGTTCCGCGAGATCCTGTTCTACGAGCCTGAGGGCCCGCTGCCGGTGCGCCGTCACCGGGGCGGCGGCTTCTCGAGCCTGCCTCACGCCACCGTCCTGCCGCTCGTCACCGGGACCGGCGCGGTCGGCGACACGCTCTCCTGCTCGACAGGAACGTGGACGAACTCGCCGACTTCCTACGCGTACCAATGGCTGCGCGACGGCGTCGCCATCGTCGGCGCGACCGCCTCGACCTACCTCTTGGCCGCCGCCGACAGCACCCACGCGATCTCCTGCACGGTCACCGCGACCGCCGCAGGCGGCAGCGGCTCCGCAACCTCGAACGCGATAGCCGTCACATGAGCGACTTCTCGGACTTCAAGGGGCAGATCGCCGAGTGGGCGAACCGGCAGGACTGGTCCGACGCGCTCGTCACCTCCTTCGTGCGGATGGCGGAGGCCAAGCTCAATCAGGAGCTGCGCATCGACCGGATGATCCAGTTCGACGACGGGGTCATCACCTCGCGCTGCGCCCAGTTGCCCGATGACTGGCTGGCCATGGATCTGGTCAAGGTCGAGAACGAGAACGGCGCCGACGGCTTCCTGCCCGCGCGCTACCGGGCCAAGGACGAGTTTTTCTTCCTCAAGGACACCCGCTCGTTCATGTACTACACGCTGGACGGGCGCACGATGTTCTTCGGCGGCACGCCCGACCCGGTCGACGGCACCGCCTACCAGATCGTCTACTACGGCGAGGTGCCGGTGTTCTCCGACGCCACGCCCAGCTGGGTCTACACGAAATACCCGCAGCTCTACCTGTTCGCCTCGCTGATGCACGCCGACCTGCACGCCGTCGGCGAAGAGCAGCAGGCCGCGAACCTGAAGCAGCTCACCGAGGACATGATCCAAAAACTAAATACAGCGCACCTTGGTAGTAAGGCTTCCGGCTCGCGCGTCACCCGGCCCCGCCAGAGGACCTTTGGATGAACGGCTGGAGCCCGAACCCCTGCGTCGACGCGGCGGGCTGGACCGGCGTCACCGTCTGCCGCCGCCCTTACGGGATCGGCGCGTACGGGGCCGGGCCTTACGGGCGCTGCGCGGTGATCGGCGGGAGCCTGTGGAGCGCGGCGCTGGCCTGCGCCCCGTTCTCCGCGCAGGCCCCGGCGCCCTCCCCGTTCAGGAGAGCGGCCCGTGGCTGACACGTTCACCGCGAACTACGGCTGGACGAAACCGGATCCCGGCGCGAGCGACGACACGTGGGGCGACAAGATCAATCTCGACCTCGACGGCATCGACGCTGAGCTGCGCCGGGTCGAGGACGGCGTGCAGGGGCCGCCCGGCGACGCTGGGCCGCCGGGTCCGGTGGGGCCGCCGGGAACCCCCGGCGCGACCGGCGCGCAGGGGCCACAGGGGCCGCAGGGCGACACTGGGCTGTCCGGGGCGGTCGGAGCGCCGGGGCCGCAAGGCCCGCAGGGAGATCCCGGCCCGACCGGCCCTCAGGGGCCGCCCGGGCCGGTGCCGGAAGCGCCGACCGACGGCGGCGCCTACGGGCGCCGGAACGCAGCATGGACGCAGGTCCTGCCGATCACCGGCGGCACAATCGGGCCAAACTCGACCATCTTCAACGGCCCGGTCCAAAACAACAATTACACCGGCTTCGCCAATACGGCTGCCTTCTCCGGTCAAGCGCA